CAGTTCCGACAGTCCCGTCATTAACCCACATCCCAAAAGTAAAATTTCCAGAACCAATATCTAATGCTCCACCGTCTACAATAGATAGGTAATCTCCTGCTCCAAGCGTTAAATGAGGTAAAAGAATAGAGGCATTATTGCCTAACTCATCAATCAAAGACACCCCGCTTCTATTTACGCCCCTAAATGCTAAATCAGTAACGTATGGTAATCCTCCGCTAACCGAGTCGATGCGATTACCTAAAGACAACCTCATATTATTAAGGCTTTTTAATAAGTTCTAATACTCCTCCAGATATTTCTATAAATGAGAAATCCATTGGATAATATACCCCTTGAATATAGTATTCATCTATAGTAGCAATACTCTGTGTAGGAGCAAAATTATATTTTTCTGGTTCTAAAAATGTTATTGAAGTTATAGTAGGTGTAGATAGTACTACAAATCCTGAGTACTTACCAACTGGAGACTTACCAACTCCTTCTCCAAAGTCTGAGGCTGAGGTTAAAAATACCTTACCATCTAAAGCATGGTTTCTCCTATCTAATTCATCAGCAGTTGCTCTTGCAATAGCCTCTATAGTTACTTCTCTTTGAAATCCTTGTTCACTCATTGTAGTACAGTTTAATTTGTAAATTTAAATATTAACTTTGAGAAAAGCAAATTTTTATAGATAAAAAATAAGGGAAACTGTAAAATTTCCCTTATTTAATGTTTGGAGTTAATTAAACCGCAAACGCAGTATCTAAAGTATCATATGAGATAGTATCGTATGCGGAAGTACCTTTAGTAGCAATTACAATACTAAATACATTCTCTGGACTAATACCAGTAGTAACAGAAGTATAAGGATGCTTGCTAAGAATTAGAGTAATCTGGTCATAACCTACACCTGAAGTAGCCTCTGCACTGTATACAGTTGGAGGATAAGCGGATACTAAAACTCCTCTATCACTCCATTGGTCAAATACTTCAAGAGCAGCAATTTGCTGATAAGTACCTGAACCTAATGTTGGAAGAACAGCTTTGTATTCAACTGATGAACCAAAATCAGCACTTAATACATCAAAAGCAACCTTATCAACCCTATCAGTAACCTTATTGAAAGGTTGAGCAACCCCTGTAAATTTTAATCCCCAAGTATCAGAAGTTAAAGTAGCTTCACCAATATTGGTTGCTTCAGTAGTTCCATTGTATACATAACCTGTAGGACCTTGATAAGGGTTATCCAAAGTAAATGTTGCGGCAGCAGTAGCAGTTGTAGCAACTTTATACTTAGTAGCAACTGCATCACCAGTAGCAATAGTTACAGCTACAGTAGCAGGAGCATTATCTACATCACTAAGTACCATAGGAGGAAGGAAATATTGACCTTCTCTGTAAGTAATAGTAGTAGAACCAGCACCGTTAGCAGTACATCTAGCTTGAGTACCAGCATTAATAGCAGCGGCAATATCAGTACTATTAGCAGCAGCATCACCAGCATCAGCAACTACATAAGAAGTTCCGCCAATATAGATAACATGGTCCTCAGCAGTAGCTGTGAATGTGAAAGTTCTACCATTGTAAGAAGGAATGTTAATTACAGTATTAGCAGCTACAGTAGTAGCACTAGCAGTTAAAGTAGCATCAGCAGCAACAGCTTTTGTATACAAAGTAACAGTTTTAGAACCATTAACTAAGTAAGCAATAGTATAAGTATCACCAGCAGCTACTGAAGTTGTTAAAGCAACTCTATCGCAAAGAATAACCTTGTTAGGCTCTCTTAATGTTGAGAAAGTACGTAGGAAAGCATCTTGGAATCCTTTAGCCATAGTTGCCTGAGAAGTACTTGTAGCAATGTAGTGTACAGTTTTAATCTCAGGAGTGTTGTTAAGAGTATTCCTAGTATGATTCAACCAGAAGTTAAGGTTATAGGTAGCACCAGTTGTAGGAGTACCAAAACCTACTACAGCACTTGCATCTTTACCAAAGAAGCTAACTTGCTCAGTACTTAGAGTATAAGCTTGTTTCTCTTTGGAAACTATATCAGCACTTGTGAAAGATGGGCTTCTCTTGATAGTACCATCAGCTAGTCTATTAACTAGTTGATAAACAGTACCAGCAACTAGAGCACCTTCTTCAGTTACTTTTGTATCCTCTTTAACAAGTACTACAGAGCCTAGAGGTTGGGCATCTACTACATATGTAGCATTATCTGCATATCCGTTGGTAACATTACCAATCATTAGGTAAGAGGCTCCAATTTGATTAATTGACATTTTTAAAAGGTATTAAGTTAATAAAAATTTATTTAATTATAATTATGATATTACAGGAGCATGTGCCATATTAAGAGTGCTTGTGAGTTCTAAAGCAATCCAATCTGTACCATCCCACATTAGTAAGGCATATTCTCCAGCATCACTAAATGTTAAGGTTGTAGAGGCTCCAGCAAAAGCACCTGTTACTGTAGCATCTCCATTATCCACTCTAAGTAGAATTTTCTTTAATTGTCCAGGAACTACCCCAGCAGCTAAAGTGTAAGCGGTTGCTCCAGCACTTGTATCAATAGTTGATAAAAAGTTTGCTACAGATATAGCACCTGTCAAAACATTTTCTGCTTGTGCAGCAGCTACAATTACTGGAACTAATCCTGTAGTTGTATCAATACCAAATCCACCAGTTGTAGAAGTACTAGTTACAATTGCTCTACCTGCTCCAGAAAGAGTTAAGGCATGACTTCCAGCAGTTGTTAATCCTGCCGTACTCGCTGTTACAAATAAGCCAGCAGCACCTGTTCCTACAATAGAGGGGGCACTTACACTACCATCTTTTACTGTTAAAACTGCTGTTGAAACAACTGTACCATCAGCACTTGATATTGAATCTACTCTATCGTATAGAGCATCTAATTCTCCAATTCTTACTACCTGCGCATCCTCCAAGGAATTAATATTAAACCTTGTTGAACTTTTAGGTCTTGTTACATTACTCATTTTATTCTTATATTAAGTTAGACAATATTGTTAATTATCACTTTGTTCTGCATTTTGTAACTGATATCCAGCTTGGTCTTTCATTGCAGCGTAAGCTTTCATTGCTGCTCTGTATACAATCTCTCTATGTACTATAGGATTTAATACAGGTTGAGTTATTGCAGTTAATCCATCTATAGTATTACCTACAAGTATTGCAGTAATAATAGGGGAAGGTTTAGCTACATATAACCCTTTAATATTTGTTAAAGCAGTTCCATCAGTAATTATAGTTAAATACCCATTCTCATAAACTCTCCAATATAAATCTTTATAAGGATTAGCATAAGGATTACTTATATTAGTATAATATGAATTATAATCTATAGGTTTTACTGCTCTATTTGTATTAGTTCCTGTTGTAATAGCAAATTCTATAAAAGGGTAAAAAAATGTTGCTGGTAAAGTTACTCTATAAGCATTAGATGGAAATAAACTGGTATTGGCTGCAACTACAAGACTTGAATAGTTAGTTAATAACTTCTCAAGTACAGTTCTAGCATAGTCATTACTATCCATTCCTTTCTGAGCAACCTCTATAGCAATATCCTCCTGAGCTTGGGTTAAGAGTACAGACTTCTCATACTCTGTGTATCCAGGAGCATTCATACTAGCAACACTCTCAAATACAATATTAAACTCTCTACTCATCTCCTGTGAAGTCATGCTTTATATATTTAATATAAATGTTATTCTCAATTTTAAAAGTAACTAGGTTTTTACACCTAGTTACTTATCTAACTAATCATTCTCAACCTGCCCCACAATTTTAATCCAAAGAGGGTCAGTTCTCTTCTTTAACTCTTTAAGAGTAGATACTAACTCATTAAAGTTATACTCAGTATCATTCCCTGTTATAATATAGGTAGCTACTCCCAACTTGTTAATAGCCCCCTTTTCAATAGCTTTCATAATGAGTACTTTAGCCTCATAATCTTTATCATCAATAACTTTGATGTATCCTTCTTGGTCTTCAGCAATTAGATTACCTAACTCTTTTACCAAGAATTCTCTGGTAGCATCACTTGAAACCTTCTTAGTCTTATTCTTACCAGCGTAGTAAATGCTCAAGAAATCTTTCATCTTGGTAACATTGCTATCAATAGAACCTAAGTGCATCCAAATCTTCTTCTGAGTATCTAACTCAATACCAGCTTTCTCCTCCTCATAATCCTCTGGGATAAGAGCCCATTTATACGTACCCTTATTCAACCTCTCCTCCCATGATGGGGCTACAAGGTTCTTCCAAGTTCTAAGTACCTTAATGGCTAGGGCATCCTTAGGGTCATTACCATCTAGTAACTGCCCTATCTCTACAACTTCTGGGGTTTTAATTACTGTAAATCCATACTTAGTCCAGAATGGGTTATCAATTCTATGAGGATTCATGTCCTCTCCAAAAATTTCCTCAAAGTATTTCTGCTCCTCTTTACTTTTAAACGGGTTGATAATTTTCTTAGTATTCTCATCCATGTATAGGGTGAACCTAGTCACTGCCCCTTCAAAAGTACCCCCATAACCTATATGCTGTGGGTTCTTAGCAAACTCCATCCCCTGTGATTTTGGGATAAGCCTTAAAAAATACCTTTTCTCTAAATAATTTTCTTCAATTGCTGCTTCCTTTACTTGTTCTTTGTCTGTTGCCATAAATTTAAATTTAAGTTACAAATATAAAAAGAAGTTAGGAGAATTCCAAGAACTCTCCCAACTTTTTTTATTTATTATGAATAGATAGTTGGAATTAACCTACCAGTTTTCAAAGGATTACGTAGTAATACACCACCAATAAACTGTTTGTATACACTATAACCATCTTTAGATGTTGCCATCATTCTAGGCTCAGTACGTTTATTGAAAGGACTGAATGGGTCACGCATACCTGGGATATACCCAAAGAACTCCTCATTATCCTTAACAGCTACACGTTGAATGTTAGGCTGACCATTAGAAGTACCAAAGTCAAATATATCATATACATATGAACTTGCAGGACCTCCATCTGGGTGCATAACTTTATTACGAACTGGGTCATCCTTCATTGGGTCAATCATCAATTGGAAGGTAATACCATTAATCCACTTGAATGATACCATTTGACCTTCTTGTAAGTCAATCTTACCATCAGAACCAACCTTAAGGTTATAACCATCACGTAACCAAGGGTATGAAGCAGCTTTATTCATCAAAGCTTTATGCAATTGATAAGCACCCCATGAACCTGTGTTAAGTACGAATACTCTCTTATCCTCAGGAACCTTATTGTAAGTAATGTTCTGTGCAAAGTCAGTTAAGAAGTCAATAGAGAAGTTGTTGTAGTAAGCTACGTTACCGCCACCCATTTGCTCATATAGACCGTAACCAGCACGAATGTTATATCCACTTTCACCCTTACCTTGGAATGAACCGTTAGCAAGTCTGTTAGATTTACCATACATTAACAATCTAGCTTTATCCCTACGGAATTGGGTCATAAAGTCCCAACCTAGTTTATCAATCCAACGAGTCTGTCTCTTACCATTTTGGTCAATAAAGTCAAATGCAAGAGGGTGATTCTTACCTTCTGTAATCATGTTACCAGGAACATCATAATTCTTACGAATTACAGATGTAGTGTTCTCCATGATGAAAGGTGAAGTGTGATGAACCTCATTACCTCTAATAGATAATGTTTGTTCAACTAGACCATAATCTTCTGACCAACGTTGTCCAGCAGCTACCTCTTCGGCAGGAAGGAATAAAGT